GAAAATTATGGTTTTTGTATTCACCTTTAAAAATACAATCAAAACAAACAACAAACAAACAAAACAAATTCAAACAAAACAATAAATCAATCAAAATGACGACCTTTTCACGTGAACAGTATTCAAAGAGAGCAAGCTTGTTCAGCTCTCTCAGAGCTAGGGGCAATGCGACTCGAGCTCAATTTGCAAAGATAGATAACTGGAAGGAGTGGAGCGTGGCTGACAGCACGGCTGTGGTTGGGCAGAAGAAGACTGGTTGGACGCACACCTTCGGTGAGGCATTCAGCTACGTCGACAGGTGCTCGCTTGGTGGCGTGGATGCTTTGTCACGGTCACTACTCCGTGCAAGTTACAGTGTGTTCGGAGATCTGAGGAGGTCGGTTGCGCTAGGTGAGCCAACGCAAGGGTTGGAGTACACTTTCAAATGGACGAGGGCTGATATATCAGCTGAGCTGCACACTGGTGACGTGTGTGTGACCACACCAGCTGAAGGGCTGATGACAGTGGTGAGCACGAACGGCAGAGATAGGTCGAGCATCTCAAGAGCAACTGGATGGGACAGGAACTCGTGTAGCAATATGACGTCAAGTGACGTTACTACATTTATCAATCTAGCACGTGCATCATGTGCTGGTGGTAACAGGTTCACAAGGCTAGTCAAGGGCTGCCTGATATACATGGACCTGATGTATGGAGGCGACGCGAGGGTGTCAACTGAGCTCAAAAACCTGATTGAATATGAACCAGAACCAGTCTTGATGTCTTACAGGGTATCAGGCAGGTCATACGCTTACTCATCACAAAACACAAGTGTGGAACACATACTGTTGTTGTCATTGATGGGCAACCGGTACCCGAACAAGGAAGTTCCCACCACGTGCAGAGCGACGATACCAGAGGATGGTGACCATTACGTGGTTGTGAGGGGTGCAATCAGACATCTGTCAGGGAGCAGGACAGTTACACTTACATACAGAGGAGTGTACTCAGCACTAGTTAAATACGCAGCTGAAGTAGGATCACCAAACGATCTCGAGCCGGCTATGGTAGTGGCAAGCTCGATGTACCACAACAGGTATCTGCAGAAGGTGAGCCTGCCGTCAGTAAGTAGTGTGAATGAGCTGATAATGCCAGCAATGGTTGAGAATGATGTCGCAGTAGTGAGTAGGCCTCACGTAAACAAAGAGACACTAGCCACTATTGGTAAGCTACACCAGATGAGCTTGCTACTAATGATTAAAGATGTGATAATTGCAGCTAAAGTCAGCACTAGGAGTGAGCTGGATTACAGGCGGGTTGCGATGCAATGGCTGAACAACTATGATATGCTAATGTCAAGATATAATGTGAATGCAACTGCGCTTAAACTTGTAGAAGCAACGCCACAGATGAAGTGGTCATACCTGATCAACCGTGATGACCTGATAGATTTGGATGGAATATCAATGTTCGAGTGCTTGTGGCTGTGTGAGGACGGCACACTGTGCATGAAGAATGGTGGGATTATCATGATGAAGAACGCTAAGAAGGATGGGCGTGCGCAGAATCCATACCTAGAGATACTAAAAGACGAAATCAAGAAAGGTAGGATAATTTATGATACTAGGAGGATTCCAGATGGTGATTTTACAATTGCTGGCAGGTACATTGTATCAGACGAGGATGCTATGCCTAAGACAATCCAATACAGTGAAGTTAGGATTAAGAGGAAGAAGGGAGATTACGCAGTAGTAAAGCCTAAAGCAAGGTATGATGAAGATGGCTGCATTGAGGAATTGTACGACGGATCGATGGAAAAGCCAATGAGTGGGTTCACTGAAACGGAAAGGAGTGAAATGAGTGAGGAGTACATGACAGAGAAAGAAGAGTATTTGACAGCACCAAGCAACGTGACACCCTATGACGAATTTAAATTGGACAGACCAATGCCAGTAATGCTGAGTAGGCCATCAATAAAGCCAAGATTCGATGCAAGGAAAACACCTTTCAAGCCTTTGAGATCAAGCTGGGGTAAGAAGAGTGACGATGAACCGAGATACGAGGGCCCGTCGAAAAGCATAGACTCAAGCCCGTCACCAAAGAACAAGAATAGAGGTTTGATAGTGGTGAGTGACACAGAAGGTAGTGGCAAAGAGAGCGCTGCAGAGAAAGTGAGTCCTGTGAGGCCAGCCAACAGGCGGAGCATCGTGTCGGTAGCTAAGATGATAGAGGACAAGATGGCTGAGGTGAGGGCTAGAGAAAAAGCTAGAACGTTGTCTCCCCCGAGACAAACTGGAGAAGTGGAAGCTGATAAACCACAACAAGGTGAGGCAGACACGAGCGAGAAAGTGGATGTCCCAGAGACAAAGGAGATGGACAAGCCAGCATTGCCAGCTAATGTGGCCAAGCAGGTAAGTGTAACAATGCCAGAAAAATCAACAGAGAAGTGGAGGAGGCTTAAAGAGCCAACAAATACACAGATACCAGATGAATTCCTGGTCGACAACAAAAACGATTTGAAGTGGAGAGAAATCAACATTGACAAAGAGAACGAGGAGATGATAACTATGGAATCAAGGGTTGAGCAAGTCAATGAGGCTGACAAGAGGGCTAAAGAAGAGAGAGCAGAGAGGGTGCCTGCTGACAAGAAGTCGGATGCATACAGAATGCTGGTTGAAAAGAACGTGGACCCAACGAAGAAGCTGTTCGGTATGTCGGCTGCGAAATGGTTGGAATACATGATGACAAACAAACCCAAAGGTTACTATGAAGTAATGCGTAGTGACATCAACGAGTTCATAAGTAAGTACACAGCCACGACAATCGCACCAAAACACATACTGGATTGGGTGCCATTCGCGGACTCAGTGCAGATTAACGGTGCACTCAGGTCTGCGAGGAGGTCACAGACGAGTGGGACGAACTACTTGTTCAGTGAGTCTGACAGTACGATAATGAATGTTGCTCTGAATATAATTAGAAAGTCGGGTGGTGAGGTTTGGCCCGTATCGATGAAATACATGGGACGCATGCAACGTGAGTTCTATGTTAACAAAGTAGACAGGACAGCTTACAACCTGGCTGCACAGAAGCACATGTAAATGTGCGGATTTAAGAAGTAAAATCAACGATTGTGTTGATATATATGC